AAAGCTGCCTTCCTCAGTTTGTAAAGTGTCATACGATAGTATTTTACTAGCTTTTAGTGCGTGCGCTTCATTAATATTTATCTGCTTAAATAACTCTTGGTAACTATTATTTTTTCTAATAGTTTTGTTTTTTTCCGAAATATTTTCAAATTCTAATAATAAAGAACGCAAAGACTCTTCGTCTTCATTTGTATCAATTTCTAAATTTAACATTGGAAGTATGGTAGTACTTGCCAATTTATTGTCTCTTAACCATTTTTCAATAGTTGCTATAATTGCGTTAATCTCAGTGATCTTAGCATTAGCTTCTCTAGATGCTTCTTTAAATATCTCAAACAATACCACATATTCTTCTAGATGTAGTAAGTCAATTAAGAATTTCTTCCTGTTAGTATCCGTAGCAGTTAAGAATTGCAAACTACTATTAGTATTTTGATAAACTAATTGACTGAATGTTTTGAAATCTATACCTAAGACGTCCTGGAGAGTCTTGTAAGTATTCGTAGCGGTATGGCTGGAGATGTCTTCTCCATCTTTTAATAATTTTACTTTTATGTTTGCTTTTCTAATAACAATTACTTCATACAAGTTGTCTTCTTTAGTAAATGTTAGATGAATGTCATAGCCATCATTAATATATCTATTAGGAATATCAGCTTTCTTAATTCCTTTAGAGTTCTTGTTATATAATACTTCTTCAATAATTAATGGAATGGAAGATTTTCCTGTCCCATTTTTACCAATTATTTGTGTAACAGTATTACTATCTAAATCAAGTTCATTGTTACTACCATAGCTAAAGCAGTTATTCCATTTGAGCTTTCTGAGAGTAATCATTAAATGTTCCTATGATTTCGGATACGTTATCTGGGTCTATTTCTAGTATATAATTTAGATATTCAACTAACTCTTCTTCTACGGTCATATCTTTACTTATTAGAAGAGCTGCTTCGGAGTTTCGTTTTACTACTTTTTTATCTAATAACTCTGAATTTTTAATAGCTGCTAACTGCTGAATATCTCCTTCTATCTCATATATGGTATGATGATAAGAAGTACCCACCATTTCTTCAGCCTTCTCTACAGTTTTTCTAATCAACTGAGGTAACTTAAAGTCGCCCCAAGTCCAATCCCAAGTCTTTTCATCGATTAGTAAAAACCCCGTTGAGACTTCGGTTCTGTGAAAAGAAGTAGTTAGAGGGCTGCCTGGATAAACAATGTTTCTCTGTGTATTACTGTGAGCGTGTAAGTCACCTGCAAATACAACGGGAAACGGTTTGAATCTATCTAAGTCCACTTCAGGTTTTACATGAGGGGGTATTTCACCCCTCACATGAGTAAACAGAGGTAAATCGAAATTAAGTGCTTCAATGCTATTATCTTTATGAAGGTCTGCATAAGGAAGAATACTAAAGCCTAAAGTCTTATCCTCGTAAGAGGTGTCAATAACATTGACTAAGGGGTTTATGCTTTTAGTAACTTCCTTTAGCTGAGTAAAGAATGTTTTATTCTTTCGTGTGGCTTCATGGTTTCCATCATAAATTATGGTGGGCCGCTGAACCTTAGACACAAAAGAAAAATATAATTCTAACTCTATCATAGTAGGCAACCTATCAAATAGGTCACCTCCTATAATATGCATGGAACACGTTTTCTCTTTCTCTCTTATTGCTTCAAAGAATAACTCATACCGATTTAATGCCCAAGATACAGGAACATTTTTCTGACCTAATTTAAGGTGCCAGTCGGCAGTGAATAAGATCATACTACATCAAATTCCGCATCTAGAGATTCATCTACTTCGGTGACAGTAACTTTTCTGATACTGTCTAAAAGCTCTTTCTGAGCGTCAGGGGTAGGACGAGACATAACATCATCCATAGACTTCAGATCATCAGCTTTTTCTTGCTCGGCTGGAGTAAGAGGCCTGGACTTGCACTTTAGCACTTGTAGTTGGTACTCAACATTATATGCTAGGGGCCCAGTCTTAACTCGCTTAAAGCAAATATCCCATCCTTTAGTAAAATCAGTAGGATCGCCTAAGTCTTCTGCAGCAATCATAATCTGTTCCCACAGTTTCTTTTTAAGATTTAGAACTTTGATTTTACCATCAGTAGGGTCGATACACTGAGTAGCATAGCTCCAACCACATTTAAGGTCAGGGAAGTACTCTCGTATCCAATCTTTTTCTTTATTATTAAATCGTTCGGAATCTCTATCAAATGATAGGCATTCGAAAGGAATGTTCTTACCATTAGTTCCTTCGATCCAATAAACATATCGAGCGAGGATATCGCCTACGATACGAACTTTATTATCTCCATCCTTATAAGTATAACTTAGGATTGAGTTCTTCTGGGCTGCGCCCTTTTGTTGATTAAATGATATAGCCATTAGTGTTTTTCCTTTGGGGCTTCCTCGTAAAGGAAATGAATTTTATTCATATCGTCAATACGAAGTAGACTGTTAGTATTAATATTAGCAACAAGAGTATCTGCAAATGGAACGTGCAGCAATTCTAATGTTGTAGTTTGGTTCGCAATATAGTCAGCAATGTTTCTAACCGAAGCGGCTGCTAAATAAGTTGCTATTTCTTTATAGGGGTGCTTATATGAGTTATATAACAAAACATCGGGGTGAACTAAAAAGCTGCTGCCTACATAGTTATGCTTACTATATTTGAACATAGTATCATACTTGCTTTGCGGGATCTCGCTTTTAGTTATCATCTCAAATATTTTAAATATCTCTACTACGTTACCACGAGACATCTCAAATATTTTATTCCAATTATAAAACAGCATATAGTATATCAACCTTTAAGATAAATGTCAAGAACTATTTTTTATAGCTCTTTTATTTGATAGCCCTGTTTTATATAGTATCCAATTCTATTTGACGCTTGCCTTCTGGCTGTATCGCCTTTGAGATGAATATCAATAACTACGGGGGTTAATTTACCCTCTACTAATCTAATAATTCTACCTATTAGTTGAGTAAGTAAGGGCTCATTATTAATAGGCGTAGCTAGGATCAAACAACTTAGAATGTTTATAGAAATTCCTTCTGAGAATATTGCCTGTGTTCCATACAATACATTCCTATCTCCTGCTTCAAGCTCGCCTATTAAACTTTCTCTCTCTTCCTGTGGTATCTCACCAGTGACACAGATAGCCTTGTCTCCAGTAAGTTCCGCACATCTTTTTAGAAAAGCCACTCTATCACTAACTACTAAAACTTTGTGACCTCTATGCGCATATGCTGCAGCTAACATAGCTACTGAGTGTCTGTACTCTTCATTACAGGCTAGATTTGTAACTCTATTAGCCCATGGTATTCTAGCTCCATCTAAGAATCTTACTTCAGAATGGAATATATTTATAACTGGAGCCATAAAATTCTCTTTAGGCGGTTTAAGAACATTAGGGCTGAAGTAGTCTCTAAAGACAACGTGTTTCCCGTCTTTCCGTTCTATAGTGCCTGACAAGCCAATTTTATACCTACAATAATTTGCATCTAGTATCCTGGAGAAGGTAGGACTGCTAACGTGGTGCATTTCGTCTAGTATGAGAGTTCCAAACTCTTTACGGATTTTTGATATATTTCTATAAAGAGTTTGAATATTTCCTATCACAATAGGACTATCTATATTAAATTCTCCACTACCAATAATTCCAGGCTTAAACCCAAATACTTTTTCTACTTCTTTGGCCCATTGATTTCTTAGGTATACAGTATGAACAACTACTAATGTTTTCTGGCCTAATTTAGCTGCTATAGCTAGTCCTGTAAAGGTCTTGCCCCAACTAACCCAAGCGTTTATTATACAGTTATCTTCTACGGTATCATGGACTTCTTGTTGACTCTTCCTTAATTCAAACTTAAACTCTGGAAACTCAACTGGTTTTTGCACTCGTTTATCTACTATTTCATACCCTTTAGGTATCAAGTCAGTACGCCCTATAGGAATAGTTACTATCCCAGGACGTATAACTGCCATATTTTTTATTACCTGTGGAACCAAGTCTTTTGGATTCTTAGGGGGTACTACATATGTAAGCTCTGCGTCCAAAGTCTCTTGGAGTTCAGGAGTTACATCTAAATAAATTCTATTACTTAGTACAGCTTTCATACCTTTCTCCAAGTATTCTTTTTTCTATTTTCAGAATACTCGTAAATTATCCAAGGGAATCCTTTCATAAGCAAAATTCCTGCCCATTGCATAGATGAGTCAGGAGGTCTGGGTATAGTAAAAGGAGCTTTCCAACCCTCTACCCAAAGTATGGAGGCTGTAGTTTTTCTCTCTATTTTTCTTATTCTTCTATATCTTAGCTGAAGTCTTTCTGTTTTTTGGTATATAAAAGGTACTCCATTACTATCTATAAAGTAATAATGTTCTTGTTTTAATATACCCACTAAGCTATCTATTGATCTTCTTAAAGTCATTAATCCTTTATGGGGTGTTTGAAGCCTTCTTTGTCCTAATGTCTTCCCTGACATATTCTTATCATCTACCAACTCTCCGTCTAGGTATAACAATCCGTCTGTTAAGTCCCAGTTACTTGATGGTAGGATAAATACTGGAAAAGTAATCTTATGAAGATTCGGCCACGTCAGTACCATTTAAGTAACTTCCATATTCTTTTTCAAACTTACCCATTGAATAGTCGTTTCCAATATCAAAGTCACATCCTATAGGAGCACCTGAAATAGAGAGTCCTCTATCCCGCTGTATACATTCTGTGAGCTGCTCTATATACTCATCAATTTCATCGTGTGGTACCTCTGCTAAGATGGAGTCGTGGACAAGGGCAAAGATTCTAGCTTTCTTACCATTAGCTTTTATCCACTGACTCATTTCTATACCGCCAAGGAGGTTAACATCAGAAGCAGTAGACTGCACCAGAAAGTTAAGACCAGACCTAACTGTATGACCTCTCGTAGCCTTATCCTCACTTTTAACATTTGGTAATCTCCTTTTACGCCCGAAAAAACTATACACAAATCCATTACTTTCTATAAATTTTTGATTCTTTTCAATCCAGCTTTTTAACTTATGGAACTGGTTGAAATAGCTTTGTATAACCTCTGAGGCTTCTTGGACGCTGAAATGTTTTCCAGAGTCCTTTGTGACTTGTTGACTGATTTTATGTGGCCCTGCACCATACATAATTCCAAAAGTTACAGCTTTAGCAGCCTGTCTTTTGTATGGATATAATTCAGCTACCTCTGATGCGGCACAAGGTAACTTAAATACTGTCTTAGCAATCGTACTATGAAAATTTCCGCCCTCTCTAAACACATTCATTAGTGCTTCATCGTTTGCTAACTTAGCAGCGACATATACTTCTGCGGTTGTTAAGTCCATTGCGACTATCTGCGACCCCGTTGAGGCTCTAATACACCCTTTGACAATAGGATTGTCACGAGGGATTTGTTGCATATTTAACTTACCGCTGCTGCTAAGACGACCAGAAGTAGTAGAGTGCAGGTTGAAAGAAGTCCTAAGACGGCTATCCTTATCCAACTGCGGTATGATCTTGTCCAAATAAGTATTCTTAATTTTGGATTTTTGACGGATTGCCAAGATATGTCTGGGAATCTCAGATTTTTCTGCGAGCTCAGTAAGGACTTCCGCGTCTGTGGACTGTTGACCTGTTCCAGTTTTCTTACCAGTAGGATTAAGCCCGATAAAATCAAACAGAAGGCTCCGAAGTTGAACAGTGCTATTAGGGTTAAAAGGTTTACCATTTAGTTTCTCGAATTGTGCTATCTTACCTTCGCTATACAGAGCTTTGATAGCCTCATCAATGTTCTGTTGCATTAGGTCTTGAGAGATCTGTAACCTCTCTGGATCAAAAGGAACGCCATTCTCTTGAGTACTCAGTAGGAACCTAGTACCTGGGATAAGTAAGTTATCATAAACCCAAAGTAACTTCTCGTTCTGCTTAATTTTTACAAACTTTTCATATACTTTGAAGGTAACTACTGCGTCCATAGCAGCGTATGTTTTCATAGTCTCAAAAGGAATCTCTTCCCAGCGAAACTCATTTTTAAGAATTCTGTGTTCCTTCCTGTAGGCATCAATCCAGTCGTACATAGGCTTCTCGTAATCCCCATAAGGAGTATACTTTAGAGCTAATGTCTTTAAACCGTGGTGACCAGGATTCTCATTGACCAAGTAAGATAGAAGCATAGTATCTTCTATATTTGGAAAATTAAACTTGAAATGATACTCAAACCATGCCAAGTCGAACTTAGCATTATGGAAAATTACAGTCTTCTTATTAAATAATTCTTGTAGTTTAGATTCTACTACTTCATCTATACAGTTAGTGTCAATGTATGCGCCTCTTTCTCCATCATAACATAAGGATAAACCTAACATATATCCATTTCTAGGATACAAGTTTGATGTCTCGGAGTCAAGAGCGATCATCTTGCCTTCATGTGCTAAGGCTTCATCTATAAACTTTTCTGCTTCTCTAGAGTCTGTTATTCCGAAAGCAATACTTTCGTCAATTATAACATCTTCAATTTCGCCATTAATATACTTAATGATATTATCCTTTGAAGTCTCCCAAGTCTTTTTAGCTTCGGGCTTAAAGGCAAGCATAGCAGGGTTAATTACAGGTAGAAATTTAGATTCCACTTTCTTACCTGAATATTCTGTTACTGAATTAATTTTAGTGAAGTATTTTAGTGATTCACTTCCTACTAAGATAATCCAATCGTATTGTGATGTGTCTATGTCTATATCACAATTGACTTTTAATACTTTTTTGATTGAGGGGTCAGAACATAGTTGATACTGATCGTAGGCAAATGCGCCTCCGAACAGATTGTCCCAATTATTTCTACTATTTTTCGTTTCTATTAATGCAACTTTAGGCATATAACTTACTCTTTAATTTATCAATTTGAGGTTTTGCTAGCGCGCCAGGATCGGTATTCTTTAAACATATATTCCTAGAAAGAAGACCCGCTCGCTCACACATAGCTTCTACTTTTACTGCACCTTCTTGTCCGGCATCGTCTCCATCGAAAAAGACATCTATCCCTGATGCACCTTGTATAGAAAGCATACTTAATTTATCTTCATTAATATTAGATGTGCCAAAACAGCACACAACATTTGTCAATCCTTTATCATGTAGGTTTATCATATCAAATATACCTTCCACTAGGATTATTTTACCACTCTTAGGAGTTACTTTAGGATAAAGAGGCATCTTAGCCCCTCTAGGACTAATTTTATACTTAGGTATTCCATCTGTTAAGTGTCGTCCATTGAAAGCAACTATCTTATCTGACATATCTCTAATAGGGAAATTTATTCTATTAATAAAATCAGGGTTAGTATGTTGGAATGCTTCAAACTTTTTATAAGTTTCTGGAC